CTATCTGCTGCAGCTGTTAAAGTACTATCTGACATATTAAGAACAGAATCTTGAGAGACACCTATAAGATTTGCAGTTTCCCTTATCTTAAAAACATTATCTAATGAATCCATTTTAGCTTCAATAGACTTATCAAAAGTCTTTTCAGACATCATATCTATAAGCCAGTCACTCATTTACCATGCTCCTACTTCATTCATAATCTCAGCCCTACCCCACTTAGGAAGTAAATCGCCTATGAGATTCTCTACTGCTAATTTATATTCAGGACTATCAGGATATGTATCAGCCTTTAACCAACTGTCTTTCAATACACTATAATCAGTGGATCCTCTAAATGTAGGAGAATCTTTTGACTTTGATATTATAGTACGAAGAGAAGGGTCTTTTATCCCAACAAAACCTTCAGATTCTACTTTCATCTGAAGTTCTTCTACATCATTCGGATTTGAAATATCAATACCAGTTATTTGATTAAAGGTTTCAGCTAATTGTTTAGCTTTTACAGGATCTGTATTTCTAAGAGCATTATACTGACTGACTTTTTTCATTACTAGTTTATTAAGATCATCCCCAGTACCTGCTATATTACCTTTGCCCTTCAGCAGCTCTACAGCATCATAACCTTCAAAAAAAGTTCCTTCTATAAATTTTTTATAATTATCTGACTGTCTAACAAAAGATTTTTGCTGTTCAGCAGTCCATTTATTCATAAAACTTGTATCACCAGCAGAATATTGATCAAACATTTCTTGAGTATATCCTTGTTTGCTAAATGCTTCTTGTATTTTATCATAATTAACAGGATCAAGATATCTAGCTATTCTTTCTTTTTCTGAATCAATTTGTAATAATACTCTTTGATAAGTAGGATCATTTTCTTTTCCTTCTTCTGTAAATGTACCAGCAGTTGCTAATAATCCTTTATATGGGGCAAAACCTTTTGTGTTTGCTTGAACTTGAAAATATTTTCCTTTATAATAATCATTAAGAGATTTACCCTGACCTATTGAATCACGTGCTGCTATATACGATTTTTTATAATCTATATCTAATAATTGTTTATTCAGAGTAGTAATATCAACTGGAGTAGGATCTCTATATGCTTTTTCAAGCCAAGGTTGGCCTTCAATACCAGCTCTAGCAATATAATCCTCATATGAGAAATCACCTGGATCATATCTAGTAGCTTCAGTACCACCTGCATATCCACCTGCTCCACCCTTTATATCAGCTCGCATTATATCAATAGAAGAAAGTCTTTTTGAAAGTTCATTAGATGTTCTTCTCATTTGAATTATATCAGTATTTAAATCTTGTAATGCTTGACCATACTGTCCCAAAGTTCCATCAAACATAGTCTTACTTATCTCACCAGCACTAGATGTTTTTGCTATCGGATCCAACTTTAAAAGATCTCCAGTTTGAGCTTGGTAATCTGCTTGAGCTGCATCTACTTTAGCATATAAAGTATTATATTCTTTTTGTGATCTTGCCATTTGAGCATCAAGAACTCTTACAGCAATTTCTTTATCATCCCTTTCTATCTGTAATTGACGATCAATCTCAACATTAGCTTGTTTCTGCAAAAATTGAGAATGTGCAAGATCAAGACTCTTAGACTTGAGATATATATCAGCAGCTTCTCCCAGCACTAATGCTAATGTATCAAGTTCAGCCATTAGGAATATTGTTCCGAATAATCTTCAAACAAAGTATAAAATTCTTCAGGTACATCTTCTCCTGTTGCACTCATATAATCTGACATCATTTTAGCCATAGCACTTGATGTTTGTGTAGTAAATTTATATTCATCCATATCTGCTTGAGTTCTAGCAGCACCTTCTTGTCCTGTAATCAATTCTCTTTGTGATGCAATATCTTTACGTGCAAGGCCTATATTTTGCATTCCCATCTCACCTTGAGTTTCGATAGTTTCTAAAGCAGGACTAGTATCTGTAATAAGTCCAGTTTTCTTTTGTTGATCTCTTGCTCCAGCATACTGACCCATACTTGTCTGTACTCCAGTAGTTTGCGTATCAAGTCTTTGACCAGCTGTAGTAAGCATATCCTTTTTTATACCAAATTGTTCTAATTGTTCTGATAGCTGTTTCTGAATAAATCCTCCTTCTCCTACCATTTTATCAGTTCCTGCTTGTAAATTCTCAAAACCTGTTTCCATAAAACTTCCAAGACGCTTTTCAACATCTGCTTCTGTTAATTCTTCTTCACTGTATTCACCCCAACCCATTTGCAGTTGTACTCTATCCCACATACTTTCTGGAGCACCACCTCTATAAAATCGATCTGAAATATTACTCAAGTGTTTTTTCTGTTTTTTTCTTAGCCATCTTGAAAATCTGTTAGAATACTTTCTATTCCCATCTTCGCTTACAGGAACTTCAGCAAAAGAATTATAACCATTTCTTTGCATTAATATATACTCACCTTCTTCAGGATGAATCTTCATTATAGCATCTTCAATATTATCGCCCATAATATGTATCTTACCATCTACACCATCTACAATCTTACCACCCTCACTAGGATGATCTCCAGTACCATAAAGACTATTAAACTTTCCATGTGGAGAACCTTTCTGAAAAGCTTTTAATACTGGTTTTCCTCTTTCTAAACTCATCCCATATTCCTCAATCCATAAAGAAATTTACCACCTTTCATTATAGCAGAAAGAGTTTGTCCATAAGGCCCAGCAAAAGCAGCTCCAGTTGCAATAGTATCATAAATCTTTTCTTCTTCGCTTTTGTCTGGATCAAAATTCTCTGCAATAGTCATAATATCACCAAGCCCAGGTGTAGCTTTAGTACCTGCAGCTCCAATAACATCACCTCCTGTTTCTACAGCACCAGCAGTTTCAGTAGCTGCTTTAGCAGCATCAAAAGCTTTAGACGCTTCACCATAAGATGTTCCTTTAGGCATGTATTGATTTACTTGCTCCTGTATTACACCTAATCCTTCAGTGCCTCTAGCAGCATTTCTGGCTTTTACTAATTCATCAAAACTACCATACTCTTGAGAGACAGATCCACCAAGTAATCCCTTCTTGCCTAATAAACTACTAATAGGCTTACCCGAAGGTGCTTGTATTTGCGGTTTTAAAAATTGCTCACCATAACTACGATCATATGATGTATGTGGTGTAATATGTTCTGGTACAATACCTTCTCTAGGATCTGTAATTTTACGTAGGCTTCCTGGTGCTCCTCCACCTGAAAATTGATAACCGCTTATATCGTCATATGCTTGCTCTTGTAAATCAATTTGTTGTTTTTCCAAATTTCCTACACGTTGAGTAGTCCTACCCACATTATATGGATCATCTATCTCTGGTATTTTACCTTTTATAGCTAAAGAATACTCATTAGCAGCAAACCCTTCTTGTATCTTTGCTATCTTTTCTTGTTCTAAATCATAATCATATCTTTTAGCACCTCCTTGAATAAGTCTATGCTCCCTTGCTCTTTTTTCAAGTTTCATCTGCTCTTTCACAGGATCAAATTTACCATGTCTAGTATTTGGATCACTAAGTTGTTCTAACTGCTTTTGTTCTGCATAATAGGGATTTCTGGTACCTGATGGTGCTACTGATTTCTCAATGGCTACATTAGGATCAAATTGTTGTCCTCCTCCTGGCCCACCAGGTCTAAATCCGTAGATTTCACCACGTTTTTTAGCTTCTGGTGTTAATTCTTCATATTCAACCCTTTCTCTACCTGATCTCCCATAACGTTTATGTGCCCAATCCTTAAATCTTCTTGGATCATATTGTTTTCTTTCAGGAGCAACATATTCTTTAGATTTAAATGTTTTCCCAGTTACAGTATCTTTATCAAGTTCAGCCATTAAAGTTTGTTTATCTGTAATATCACCAGCTCTCTTAGCTTCTAATATCTTAGCAGGTGTCATAAAACGATTTGCCCATATTGATTTTTTCTCTTCTTTCTCTTCTTTCTCTTCTTTTGCTTTTTCTCTTTGAGTTAAAGCCTGCTTTGCATAAAGCGTAAAAGGGATAGTCTCTTCTATTGGGTCGTAGTATTGCATTAGGAATGAATATTTGTGTGTAATTTACTCATTGTATTAATTAATTTTCAAGAGTTAAGTAAGGTTATTAAAGTGCACATACTAGATGCCCGCAGAAACCACTCCACATATCTGGATCAGCATGACCATAAGTATACTGAGATTGCGTACCTGCTGTAAAATGTTTTAAGGCTATTGAAATGTAATCTCCAGCATCTAATACTAAATCACTAACAATCCTATTGCTTAGATAATCATCTAATATAGCCCCCTGAACAGTATCTCTTTCAATTGCAACTATAGCTGTTGAATTGGGAGTGGCTGCTCTATCATTTTTCATTAGAGAAATCTGATGATAATCCCCAGCAGCCCAATCCCCATCGTCATCGCCACCTGAAGTCTCATTTGCATCCCATAATATTCTTGCATTAAAATGATATATTCCATTTACAGGAGCTGTAAAACTATAATTACTTGTGGAAAAATTATCTCCATTATCATATCTTTTTTCAGAAAATGCTACTGTTTCATATGCATTATGTTCAATTTGCTGACCATCATCAGTTGCTGATTGATAAACTCCAAATGCAGGATAACCAGCTATAACTGGAATAGTTGATTCAGTATCATCTAGATTCTTAAATTCAGATTTTACAACATCTAAACCACTCTTAATATACTGAACAGTTTTCTGTCTTCCAGTCGTATTATCAATTTCTGTTCTAAATTGTGGAATTCCTTCAACTAAATTTTCAAGAGTCCCTTCACCAGCTGATATACCAGATCTATTCTTATGAAGATTAATCCGATCCTGTCTTGTAATATTCCCCATATTATCTTATAGTTTTCATCCTGTAAACAATAGAAATATCATTAATCTCAAAATCAGCAGCAGCAGTACCATCAAATATTAATTGAAAGCTATATATATTCTTAATAGATGTTACAGGCTTTAACTCAGCAAGTACCCAATCGTCAGTCCCAACATTTAATAAAGGAGTTGTATCTGAATTTGTTTTATCTGAAGAACCATCACTTTCAGTTCTATAAAATGGTGACCCTGCATCTGTATCACCATTAGTTTGATATGCTATTGTAACAGCAGATCCATCTCCTTTATATGATATATAAGCTTTATAAACTTTCTTTCTTACAGCAGGATGACCAAAATCTATATCCTTTGTTTTAAAACTAATTGTATCTGTAGCATCGCTTGTGTCATCCCACTTAACTACAGTGCCTGACGTATGAGCATATATTAAATCACCATTCCAATCTGTAACAAAGTTTGTTTTTACAATATCAATAATTCTTGTACTACTATCATCTGCTCCCTGTACCCAGGATTGTGTTACCATATCATAAAGATACATTCTAGGATCAGCTGTACTACCAGTTGTTATATCATCAAAAACAATTATCTGCCTTTTCTTTGGCAAATATCCAACCATTGGAGTAAGTCTTGTACCGCTTGTAGTCTTATCCGATCTTAAAAATTTATCCCATTCCTCTTCCTTTATTATCTGTCTACCCTGTTTTTCAAGTAGATTAATTACATTCTTTCCATCATATAAATAACATCCTTCCACATTTACCCATGCAATACCAAAATCAGTCTTACAGGTAGAAGCAGGATGTGATATCCCTTTATTCATAAAAGTATCTTCCAGAAATTCAACATCCTGAGATATATTTATTAAATGCATTTTAGTCTTTTTAAACTGCAGGATACGATCTGCATATTCTTCAAGTTTAACTATCTGATCACCATCCTGAACACTAGCTTCAATCTTTCTTGCAAGAGGGAATGTATCAAACTTACCAGGCATTGACTTATACATTGCATCACCTTCAGTCCTTGTTACTCCATCTTTGCCTTCTCTTCTTACATTTCCAATATAAGTTTGTCTATTAGCAACAACTGCTGTTTTAAATCCTTCTCCTACAGCACCTATATCTATAGATTCATCTGCCTGATATCCATTAATTTTTTCATATGTCCAGGGGCTAGGATCTACTATGGCTCCTAAATCTACAGTCAAATACACACTTGAAGGAGCATCTCCCGATCCAGTTGCAGTTCTTAAAGTCCAAGCTGAATAGGACGTTGTTAAATCTTTTCTGACTCCATCCTTTAAACTAATATCTACAAGCAACACCCATGGAGTATCAGATCCATACTTTCTAATATAAACACGCCCACCAGTTATAAATGGATCATATGGAGATGTAGCAAATATTTTTACATCTAAAGCACTCCCAGTATTAAGAATATTATCATCATTGATACTACGATTTCCACCTGCAGATATATCAAATACATTTGATTCTTGACCTCCTTGATATATAAATGTAGTACCTATCTCATAAGTACCTCCAGTCCAGCTACCTGTATCACTAGAATTATCAAAATAAACATTAAATCCTTTACCTATAGGAGGGTATAATTCAATAGCTTCTCCAGTCCAATTACCAGCATTAGCTACAGTTACAAGATCATCATTATTACCTCCACCAGTATCTTGTACTTTTGTAATAACTCTTGCATTCTGTCCAGAAACAACAGCAATATATTCTTCACCATCAAAATTAGCCCAATGTTGAAATATATCAGTAGCACCACCACCATATTCAATATCAGTAGTAGTAGCACCACTTGAAGCTGTAGTATCCGTAAAAGCAACAGCTGGGCCAAATACACCACCAGTAGGTTTGGCAAGATTTAATGATTTTGAATACCATCCATCATAAGCATCAGGAGAACCTCCAGGTGCTATAGCATCACCATCTGAATCTGCTGCAAAGTGTGTTTGTTTTATATATCCATACCATTTATTTTGATTAGCTACACCAAAATTACTATCACTAACTCTTAATGCTCCATCTGCCTGATAAAATACAGTTTTCATTCCTGTAGTACTACCTAAATCAATATTACCATAACCCCTCATATCACTATTTTTACTATATATATCTATATTTGAAGCTGAATCAGCATCAGCTATTACTAAATAATCATCACCTGTCTCAGGGAATGCAGTTATTGTATATGCATCACTTGTATCCCAACTATCATCACTACCCCCACTTAAAGTTGCAGTTACTGTAGTTCCAGCATTATCAGTAATCGTACCAGAACTACCATCAGTTGTATTATTTATTGTTGCTCCAATTAAAGCATTTGCTGGAAATGTAGCCGCAGAATCAGTCATAATAGTGCCATGATCAGCTGCAGTATGAGTACCACTATAATCAGCAGACATAACATTTGCACCAGTTCTATCATGACTAAACTGAAATAAACCATAACCAGCCTCAATTGCAGCTGTAAAAGCTTGAACAGTCCCATGAGTAGCAGTACCACCCATAGTTCTGATCTTACCTACATTATCTACTATAATATCAGTAGCAGCAGCTAATTCTTTATCATCAATATCCCTTGGATCGGCATTTGTATTCAATCCGCCATCAAAGCGTTCTATCTTCCAAACTTGCTTAGGCATTATTTAGTCCATTGGTACATCAATATTGTATTAGTAATACTTGTATTATTCTTATTTATTAAGTATGGAATACGAACATTCACTATTTTTTTCTTGTTTTTTGCCATTTTTTCCTTTTAAAAGTTAAGTATTCTGACGCTACAATAGGATTAAAAATTGTAGTTATCAATCTATTATCATCATCATCATAACTTGGATCTATTATAGTTACAGGACAATTAAATATATTCTTATCATCTAATCCTAGTTTATCAGCATAATTATCCATTATTTTAAATGATGCTACTTGAAGAGCATGACTTATTAAACCAGATGCTGGATCCTTAATAACCTGATAACCAGATACATGAGTATGTCCACAAGTTAATACATGATCTTTCCACCCCATCTGAGCAGCTTTGGAAACTCCATGAGCAGTATTCCACATACTATTACCTTTCCAAGTATGCCTGGCATTTACTCTAATTTCCTTGCCATTAGGGAATAGTAGGTTCATTCTAGCCCCCCAACGCTCATATAAGCCCTTGTGATCCCGCATAATGAATTCTAAGGGGTCACCATCACCTGACCATACATCGTGGTTTCCTGCTACCAAATAGAGCCAATTAACCTTATTTACGAAGTATTCAGTTAATTTCCATGATTCTTTTGCTCCAACAGACTGTTGACCATATAAAACAGCCAACCTGCCAATCCAATTATTCTGAATGTCTCCAAGATTACCGCAATACATACCATCGGTTTCATTGAGAACATCCATGTAGCGAATAATTTGGGATAAATCAGTTCCATCATCATCAACATGGGGGTCTCCAAAATGTGCAATACCTATAGGGCCATCTATATTTATAGCAATATCTACTAATTTTCTAGATTCTTTTGATTTTAGCTTTTGAGTATACTGCTTCTTTCTAAAAGCAATAATATCTTCCACAGGCATAAACTCTGGATCACGATCTGCAACTGTGAATGATGATTCTTCAACAATAGTAGGGTTGGATGTTTTTTTATTACAGGCATTACAATGCCATACTTGCTTTTTAGAATCAGCATAATAAGAAAAACCATCTTTTCTCATTGCCCTTGCCCCACATGCAGGACATCCTATTATATTACCATCATCATCCTTCCTAAAGTCATCTACAACCTTATCATTAGGATTCATCTTAATCTCTAATTTCTACATGAACCAGATCATCAAATTTATTATCTTTAATTTCACCATCACTGTCCCAGTCTCCTCCCCAGCGAATCTTTACTCCAAGTTGCTGTCCAATACCACGTACCATACCCCCCATATAATGGAATCTTTCTCTATCATTCCAGTCAATAGGATATGGAGCTAGGTCTACAGCCTTACCCTCCATATGCCTTGAATATTTAACCTTGGTTGCCCCTTTTTCAAGGAGCTCTGCCTGGCGTTCCTTGGATCGAACACCTTCAATAATGGTAACATCCATTATCTTTACAAGCTCATTTAAAACATTGACTAACTTAGCGTTTACCCCTTTTAGTCTTTCCCGACTTCTTCTTCCGAATCTTGGCATTTGATTTTCCTTTTTTTGGAGGTCTCCCTCTTGTTGTTCCGTATGTTCCTATACCTGCTGCCACTACTTACCCTTAAACACACCTTCCATCAGATCGGTTACAATATCAACAACTCTTTCAAAGAAAACTTGTTCCTTTTCCTCACTAACAAAAGGGATGTCAATCTTTTCATTGATTTTAGTAGCGATTTCATTAGCAAACTCATCAGATGCTAAGAAACCCATTGCTTCATCTTGCATCTTATCAGCTTGTGCTTGTGCCATATCCATCAGCATTTTCTTTAAGTCCATTTTACGACTCCTTTATCTTTTTTATTTTCCAATACAAATATGTAATGTTCATTACAAACATTATACACATTAACCCCCAAGGGATTAAATCCATTAAAAATACCGCCCCGCTACCAGTGCTTATACTTGTTACTTTTAAACTATCCATTAGTGCCTTCCATTTATTCTGCTCATAGAGCCTTTTAATTCAGATACTTGATTATCAAGATCATTTATTTCTTTTGTAATTGCATCAAATTTACGATCTAATTTATCATCAGACGTGTTCCATCTGCCAATTAATTTTATTATCATGCCTTCCATATTCTCAAGAGTTTCACTTTGCCCCTTGTTTTCAACTTTCAGATTCTCTAAAGTTTCTTGTTGTTGAGCAGCCTTGTTTGACATTTGTACTACAAGATAAACAAACATTGCTCCCACAACACCTATCATTCCAGCTTCGCCATATACCGCCATAAAATCCATTCTTCATCTTACCTTACTTATTTCTCATTACTAAATCAATATAAATTTTTAAATCAGACTTAATTTCTGCATTCCACTTTTTTATCTTGCCAAGTTCCTGCATAATTATATCCAATCTGTGTTGCAAGTTTTCATGTTTTTCATCAAATCTTTTTAGAGTATCTTCAACTTTTTCTTTTAAGATAAATCTTACTACACTATATAGAGCAAAAGCCAATCCAACACTGATTGCAACAGGGAATCCCAACTCTTGAATTAATGTTACAATATCAGAAGTCATTTCTTTTTCATCTTACCTTGATATTTGGTTATTGGATTGCCATATTTCATAATAATCATCATACTCTACAGAACGCCACATAGCCCATTGATAGATGTCTGCAAGTTTATCTTCGTACCATTCATATGTTGGACTTATCATCCATAATAGTCTATCTGCATTATGACCTAAGTGGTAGAATAGTATTGATAGTATCTTTCTCATTCCGATGATTTATTACTATTTTTCATGTTAAATCCTTATTTTTCATACTATTTCGCACATTTTAAGTGGTTAGTCAGACTACCCATTTAAACATACTATTTAGTGATTGTAATCCCATTTACTTCTTTTTACGCTTTCCCCAAGACAGGGGATTAATATTAAATTCTTTTTCATAAAAGTTCACTTTCTTTTCGAGTTCCTCTCGTTGTACCTTTTCTTCCACGATATGTTTACCAAGTAAATCCCCAATTTTAACATCAGCCGTGACCATCGCTTCTTCAAGGTTCCCCAATCTACTTTCAATACGCCAATAACCATAAACGAGCATCCCAACAAGTATAAGTAGCTGACCCAACCATTTAAGGTTAATAGAAACAATAGCATTATCATCAACCACAGTCCCCCTATAACTTCTAGCAGTTTCTGGTTTAATGTTAGTTTCTTCCATAAACTTTTCTTTTTTGAAGCAACCATTCTCCTAATTCTAATAGTCCTACTTACCCTCTGTAAGCTATGCATGTTGCTGTAGAATTTGTATGATTGATGATTCCACTAAAGTTACCATATAATATTTCACCAGGCACCATGTAAAACCAAGCAGAACTTAGACTATCTCCAATATTAGATGTAGCCTTTAATTGTAAAAATTCAACAGCAGCGTCTCCACCACCTTTACCAAGAGCTTGTATTGCGATCCAGGCACCACTATCAGGAGCAGATGTATTTGTATCATGTTCTGCAATAAGATCAAATCCATTTTGACCAATAGCCAAAGATGATGCTTCTGCTGCAGTATATTCTCTTAATCCTTTAGCCATTTTACTTCCTTAGATGTTTAGATACTTCTTTACTACCACTATATTGAGGCACTATTCTTGAAAGAAGTTCTGATTTAGTTTCACTGGATCCATAAACAACTCCACGTTTATCATAGAAATCTTTTATTTCTGCTTTAGTATTTGCATCTGTAGGATAATCTGCTTGTGTAGTAGCGACACCATTGATTATATGATGACTTCCCACTATCAGTCTACCATGTCCATCACCATGCTTCTTAGAACATTCAGCAACAAAGAACTCTTCAATAGTCTTAAAACTATTACTTCTCTTCTCTATCTCACCATCTACATCAACAAAGTAATCGTAAGACGAAGGGTACGTCAGAGTCTCAGTAGACCCATCTGCATATGTTTTTGTGCGAGTAGCACCTGGAGTAGTATTTCTATGAATCCGTACTCGATGACCCTGACTACACCTTCTTACAATCATAACACCATCCACCACGCACAAGCTGTAGCAATAAATACATCTAAGAATGAATCTTCAGCCCATGCTCTTAGTGAACCATAAGGTTTGTAATTCTCAAATTTCCATTCAATAGCTTCCCATAAGATAGCCATGAATAGAACCAGCATTATAACATCCATGCCTTCAAAACCACACCACATGAATACTTTACTAAGGAATAAACCACCAAGTAGATGCCAGAAACTCCAGACATTTAACTTAGAATTAACCCATGAGAAATACTTGCTTATCTTCATTCGTCTATTTCAGCCTCAATTACTTCAGGTTCAAGAGATGAACGTAGCATATTAATGAATGCTTCTTTACCAACAGAAAGCTGGTCAGCCATAAACTGATTCGTATTCTGTTTGTTTTGCAAATCGTTAATGTGATTTACCATCATTTTCTGTTCGTCAGTCATATCTTCGATAATGTACTCTTTATCATCAAGATTCAAGACTGGCTTTTCTTTTTTGTCTTTAGCCATTATTGACTCCTTGTTTAGTTCCCATTATTGGGAAGTTATTTATTCAGCGTATTTTGCTTTTGCTGATGTTAGTAATGCTGATTTAGCATCATCTTCACCATAAGATACACCGTTCTTGCTTAAATACTTCTGAAGCTGTGCCTTTGTCCATGAATCAGATGGGTCACCACTTGGGTATCCATTCTGTGAGACAAAGTATGCTTCTATGCAATCAGCATCAAATAATGAATCAGCAATCTTCTTAACCTTTGCATCTTCACCAGACCAATTACTGTTTGGATGTACAACGTGCCGATGATAGCTAACACCACCAATTTGCTTACCGTCATCCAGTACCTTTGTTGCTTGGCGAACTTGTATTGAGTATTCGCCAACTACTTCTATCTTATCTACTTCTATTACTTTTTCTAAAGCCATTTTTGACTCCTTTGTTTGTTATTCGTTTCCATCTATAAATCCATATAGACTTGAATTATGCCACAATGTATGATATACACAGTTGTCCTTCAAAAGTACCATCTACATCATCTGCTTGTAAGTAAGTCTCATTAGCATCGCCTGTATTGTGAATCTGTATATATATAAAAGCATTACCAGAAAAAACGATAGGAGTTATTTGCGTAGCTATTGAAGTTGAACCATATCTATTAAAAGTAATTGAACCTACAGAAATATCAGAAGAAACAGTTAAATCTGCCGCCGCATATGGTAAGCTAATTTTTAAAATACCAGCACCAGAACCGCTATCAGTTTCAAATTTACCTTGTACAGTAACCATTCTACCAATTCTTGTATATGCAAATTTTGTGTTTGCTGAATCCAATACCCAACTTCCACTATCAACACCAGTTATAGCAATAGTATGTTCACCTTCTTCATAAATCAAACCATCATCACCAGTAGGAGCATTCTCTACAGATGCACCAGATACAGTACCATGTAAATCATTACCTGACTTATCAAACCATTTATCACTTGCTACACCAGACCCATCGTATTCTGCGACTGCACCGATTTGGACAAGAGAAACATTGTCTATTGTCCCACTCCAACTTCCAGACACTCGAAAATATAATGCACCGTTTGTAGAAGCAGAAGTCCATTCAACGGTACTCGTTCCCGACCCAGCAGAGCTATTTGTCTCAATGGCTACATACGAGCCTGTATGCTCTGACGGGATAACAGCAGTTCCACTACTTCTGCTATAATCGTATGTTAGTCTATATCTTTTCCCAGCAACTAAAATACTTGACTGATTAACACTTGCGTTCCCAGCAGGAGAAGTTGCAGTAGCAGTATTTGAAGAATAAGCCCACCCTGAATCAAAACTCCATCCTGTTCCAGAACCAGTAAAAGTTCCATTAGTAATCAACTCCGTCTGATTCGCACCTTTATATTTGTAAGGTACTGATGCACCAGAGTAGAGTTCTTTTACTTCGGTGGCTGTGAGGGCGTTGTTGTAGATTTTGACATCTGAAAGTTCTCCCCCAAAATAATCAGAACCACTACCTAACCTACCAATCTGAAATAAATCAGAACTTGCAGCATTCACAAATGTTTGCGTACCTGTGGCAACCGCTACCCCATCTAAATATAGAACTTGGGCTGATGATGTTGTTGTTGCTACAATATGATGCCACTTGCTATCATTCAAACCAGCGGCATATGTTGCATTGTTATGTGTAGACCCATCCCAAATAACAAGTCCAAACGTACCCGTTGCTCCTAAATTTAACTGAAGAGTTAAATTAGTAGAACCCGCACCTTTTTGACTTTGAATCAAATAACCCGAATCGCTATCTGTACTTTTAACCCATGTTGCATATGAAACATTAGTCCCAGTAACTACCGTGTTTGAAGCTGGGAGTGCAATATAATCATCCACCCCATCAAACCGATAATAAGGAGCTGGCATTGTATTCGCTACATGGTTAGGTACATTTTGAGAATGAACATATGCTCCTGAATCTTGAGACATATAAACATCAGTTACAGAAGCATTACCAAGTGTTACTGAGTTGTCTGCTTGTCCTGTTGTGTTATAACCGATTACTGTTTGGTTTGTAGCGGTAGCATCATCTGTGTCCGCACCTTTGCCAAGAACAGTATTTAAAGTCCCCGTAGTAATTACATCTCCTGCGGATGCTCCAATTAGAACATTAGAATCAGCACTACCTTGCAATAATAAACCAGATTGATGACCATAAGCAGTATTTGAATTTCCAGTTAATTTTGCTCCAGTAATTCCTTGACCAGATTCATAACCCCCAAAAGTATTATTAAGCCCAGTAGTCACAAAAAGCCCGCTTTCAAATCCCACAGCCGTATTCCCAGCACCAGATGTGAGGGCGTTAAGTGCAGATGCTCCGATGGCAACGCTTCCGTCAGCATTGCCTCCTCCTGTCATATTAGCCGCTCCAGCATTATACCCAATACATACTGTCAAATCTACACCAGTGGTTCCCGTACCAGCTTCTCTTCCTATGAAAACATTATTTAATCCATCAGTCAAAGCATCACCAGCCGCTTGTCCCACAACAGTATTACCCGTACCAGTAGTAACAGCCAACAAAGCATCCGAGCCTACTCCGACATTATCACTATTACTATTTCCGTGAGCACCTTTACCAGCATTTGAGCCTATAAAAACATTGTCATCACCAGTAGCATTGTTAGAACCAGCTTTGTGTCCGAAGTAGGTATTGTCTACACCACCAGAGGCAATGTCCTCCCCTGCCAAATATCCAAGAAATGTATTC